TAAGAATTGACGCANCCTTGCGAGCAGAAGCACCGTAGACAGTGCTATAGACACAAGACTTTGCCTCATCTCTTGTCTCCACACCGAATGGTTGACAAGCCTGTAGAACCCGAGTGTGGGGGTCTGTTCCAAGACCCTTATCCCCGTTAATGAGGGCATCAGTAAAAGCGTCTGAGTTGATGTAGTGCGCTGCAATTCTAAGCTCCAGTCCCTCGGCATCAAAGCCTACTAGTTTATATCCTTCACCTCTGTGTGTGAATAAAGAACGCATCTCTTTACCAAAGAACACATCGTCGCTTGCTTTAGGCACGTTAGCTACGATCTTGTGTGTCATCCTACCAGTGTTAGTACCACAAGGATTGGCTATAGCTGGAACCCTGCCATCAGGTCTGCAAGCCTCGATCCAACCAATGATCTGGTTCTTTCTGTGTACCACCTTGCTGTACTTAGCAAGCTGCTGTCCTACTGTGCTGTGCATCTTCAGCAGGTTAGGGCAAGGCTCACCGTCTACCTTGATCTTTGGATGGCCTGTAGGCGTGTAAGCCGTGGGCTGCCACCCTAGCTGAACCAGTCTAGCACCTACCTTCTGGTTCTGCGTCAGCTCTATCTGGTGCCACTCTATCTTAGTGAATGGCCCACCAATATCCTGACCAATGTCTGCTCTTACAGATAGCTTCCCAGCCTTTGTGAAGGGCTTGTCAACTGTGTTCTTAGTGACGTAATAGTGGCCTAGCATCTCAGATATGGCAGGTTCTATATTTTGTGCCATTTTTTCTAGCTCTGCCACACCCTGCTTTGCTAACTGTAACCGAAACTGCCAACCCGCACGTTCCTGAGCCGCAATAATCTGTGCGACCTTGTGTTCAATACGCATTGGTAGTTTCCAGTCAGGTTTCACCCAATCTCTCCTTTGACTTTCCAAATAACTTTGTTACAAGCCTCTTGTGTTGGCCCGTCTCCAACAATTCTTGACGATTCTGCAATTTCCTCTAAAGCATTAAGCATCTCATTTTTTGCTAAGTCATTTTGTTGAATATAGCTTATTACTATCTTAGCTTGATCCGCTGATTCTAAGTCATTCTCTCGTCTTTGTGAATCTAACAGATAGGAAATAGCTTTTAGTGCTTCAGATTTTGTCGGTGTTTTCATAAAATCATTTCCTGCATGAGTGCCTTGTAAACTTCGTGTGTTACTTCAACATCTCGCTTGCAGTATTCTAGCATGTCTTCACTGAACTCTGCAAAGCTATCGCAGTCGCCTTTAGGAAAGCCTAGCCGCATACCCCAAGCCTGTAGACTGTGCGGCCCTACCCTCTGTGGCAAACCTTCAGGGCGCTCACGGTCAGGGTTCAGGAGTCGAGACATAACCAGCGTGTCAATCTCAGTCTGTGTCTGCATGTATAGCTCACCAATAAATTTGTTATCGTTCCACTCGCACCACTGCCACAGGGCAGGAATGTCAAAGTTGATGATGTTGTGTCCGATAACAATGTTGTCATCTAGCAGCCGAACAAACTGCTCAATCTCATCTGGTCTGAACTCCATCACCTCGCCTGTCTTGATGTCCTTGGCTACTGCACAGTGAACAGTGGTCATCTTATCAAGCAAGTTGTCTGTCTCAATATCAATCACTAACATTCTAGTAGTCATATTCAATTTGCTCCGTTTCTAGTCTACCAGTCTTTTGATTCCTTTTCAATATGTCACATGGCCCAGTCCAGCCATACTCACGATTCTTCTTAACAGAGATGCGAGTCCTGCCTTTAGTCTCATCCTCTGTCTGCTCTGGTTCTAGTGAAGCAATCCAAAAAGCAAGTTGTTCAAAAGCTCCTGAGCCACGAGCCATATCTGGATCAACTAGTAACCATTTTGCATTGTTAATTTCATCATTTTTGTAGACCTTTGGCCCGCTAAATCTTTTGATGTGCGCTACCATAACTACTGTGACGCCTGTTGCAGCGCAAAACGCAGCAAGTTCAGAAAGAACATTGTCAATCAACTTGCGCTCGTTAGCGTTATCATCATGGCTAAAAACAATAGAGATGTGGTCAAAGATTACACGAGTAACCCCTTGACTATGATAGAACCTAAGTATGTGCATAAGACGGTTCACATCAATACGGCCACTCGGCCCTAAATCAATAAACCATGTCCTGCCATTGTTAATCAACTTTTCATAAGAAGTTTTAGCCTTTTCGTCGCTAACAAGATCAGGATTAACCCTATATTGCTCTAAGGGCACGTTATTATCAAGAGCAATAAGTCTTTGTGTAGCCTTTTTCAAGTCTTCTTCTAAGAACAACCAAGCGACTTTCTCTTCTGTACTAGTTATCAATTCATAACCAAGTTCTGCAACCCAAGTGGACTTGCCAACTCCCGGAGGTGCCATTACAACTCCTAATTCTCCGTCTCTTAGTCCACCTAGCTTACGAGAAAATTCAGGATATGTTTTGAACTTGTATCCCGGCTTAATAGGTTCACGAACCATATCAAAGCATACGTCAGAGCCGGGGATGATCATCTCAGGTTGGTAATCTTTAGCCCGAGAGACGGCTTTGTAAATCTCGCCTTGTCTCCCTTGCTTAATGGCATCATTAGCATCCTTGATGGCCTCTGGCCACTCCCCAACCTTGAGTTTTACCTCTGTCGAGTAAAGGTCAGCGAACTTTTCAACGCCTTCACGGCCTTGGTCGTCGTTGTCAAATAGTAGGAGTAACCCCTCAAAGCTAGTGAGATAATCCCATACTTCACGCTTGTCCAGACCACCGCAAGACGAGCCATTCGGCAACGACAGAACCGTGTAATCTTTGCCCTTGTCGTGGTACGCCTGCCAGACTGCCAAAGCATCTTCTTCTCCTTCTGTGACAATTGCGAATTTGCCACCTCTCGTAAATACCGACTGACCAAATAACCCGCCATAATCGCCCACTATCTCCATGTCTTTCTTTGTGAGAGCGTTCTTGCGTTTCCAGCCGCCTCCAAGGCCAGCAGGAAAGAAGATCGCTTGCTTGTCAGGCTCACCGTCCTCTGGCCGCACCGCTTGACGAACACCGTATCGTTTCACTGCATCTGAAACGATCCCACGATATGACAAGTCAGCAAGTCCGTAATCTCCAATCTCTTCTACGTTGTACATGCTTTTAACTCTACGCGAATGTGAACTTTTCTTAGTGTTCCCGTCCAGTTGCTTTTGTGAGATGTAGCCGCAGTTGCTAAAGCAGTAGCCGCCGTGGTCTTGGTAAAGAGCCAAGCTGTCAGAGCTGCCACACTTAGGGCAAGGTTGGCTAGTAGCTGAATACTTACCGGCCATCGAATACGTCCTCATCTGCATCGTCGAACGGATACTCATCACAGAAAAGGATTGAGTCTGCGCCATCCTGATCGACTAGATCGGCAATGTCAGGGTTCTCAACAATACCTTGGCAATTCCTGCAAAGGTCGTTAGGAATCTTCTTGTCAAACACTTGACCCATCGCAAGCTCTTGGTGTGAAAGTATTTTGTTACAAGCCGCGCAACGACTCATGGCTCTCTGTCCTTTCTGTCTTTGTTTACCTTGTGCTTGAACTCATCACACCTAGCGTGAGGACAAGCCGGGGTGTCGTGGAATACGCACCAGTGATTAGTGTAATACCTGCAATTGACACAAGCAACCCTAGTCAACCAAGAATCGGTTTGTGTACTCTTCTGCTTGTTCTTCAAGCTCATCGTAATGCTCCTTAGCCATCTTATTCAGACCGTCATCTACCATAGCACACAAGGCAGAGCCGATCTTTTCGAAGTCCTCCTTGGTGCGAAGGTTTCCGCACTTCTGAGTCATCCCAATAGCCTTGGACAACTTCTCGACACACTCGATGTCGTTGAAAACGTAGTCAAGGAACAAGTCCCAACCCTTGTTAGTCTCGGCAAGGTAAGTTGCCACCTCTTCCTCCGAGACAGGATCAACAGCCAGCTCTGGATCAAACTGTGCAATGTACATATCAAATCACCTCTTCGATTACTTTCCTAACGGTTCGAGAGCATTGTTTCACACTTCTGCCCTCGTTGCAACCCCCCGCCGCCATGTGTTCATCCCAAGCGTGGATACCTAGCCTAGCCACGGATTGCCTAACCCTATCTAGCCAGTATTCCTCTTCACCCTCTGGTTCAGCCCCAAGGTCTGAGTCCAAGCACTCACCAAATATTTCTTCAAGTCTTTCAATCATACTAATCTCCATAACATAGATATATGTTAGATAGTTGTTATAGGTATGTTAGATAGTATTATATTTATATATCTATAACAGTATCTAACAGTATCTGTTAGTATAGGGTAACACAAAATTTTTATTTGTCAACCCCTGATTCTTCAGAGGCTAGGATTACCCTTGAGATTTTGTGGCTACCTCCAATTAGGGTTGGGCAGTCAACTTTATCCTTGGCGCTCACCACCTGCTCCAATTGAGTTATAGGCATCTCTCGCACCTTTTTGGCCGCTTCGTTCAAGTTTTCAGCCTTAACCTGTACTTGATATGGCACTGTGAGCGTCACAGAGAAGCTCTGAGAGGATTTTGAAGGTGTAGTAGTGCTACCCCACTGCTTAACTGCTTTTATCGTCACCTGCGTCCTCTCCTTTGTTCTTTCCGATATATCTTTGCTCTTGGAACATGTTACAAAGTAACGCCATGTCAGTGAGCTTGCTGTGGACTAACTTGTGTTCTTGGGTCAAGATTATAAGAGCAGCACAAGAGAAGGGGTCTCCTTCCTTGGCGTGTTCCTTCAGTGTCTCCCAATACTGGCGTAGTCGAGTCTCGTTAGGGATGATCTGCTCTCCCTTACGTCCCGGTTTTCCTTTGCCGTCCTTGATCTTAGGTCTACTATTTAAGGCCATTGCTGAACTTCTCCTCAATGTGTTGCTTGATTCTGCGGATGTACTCTTCTGCCTCGTCGTCAAACCTACGCCAAGCCTCCGACATCTTCTGTGCTTGACGCTCTCCTATCTCCTTGTAAGCCCTCATAAAGAGTGCGTTGTCCATCATCATGTCAATACGCTTTCTGTCCTCCTCCTCTTGAGTCACGCTGTGTCCAAGACTGATTTGTTTCTTGCCGTAGTCTGCTTGCAGTCTTTCCAGCAACTCTAACAAATCCTCGTCTGACATCTGTTGAACTTGTACGTCTATCTCTTCAAAGCTCAAATCCGTCACTGCCCCTCTCCTTTCACTTCGTTCAAGTATCTCCCCAGCTTGGGGAGCCGACCTCCAATCAGGTTTCTACTGACGGGTACATTTAATTTTACTCCAATTGGGTTTTGGTTGTCAAGCCACACCTCCTCCCGTCGCTTTGCTCTTCCCTCCTCCTGCTAGGAGGACGTAAAGAAATCTATCTCCAATTCAATTTCACCTCCAATTAGCTTTCCCCTCCGACCTTCGGCCACCTCCCCAGCTTGGGAAGGAAAATTCAGCTCCAATTGACTTTCTGTTGAAAAATTTTATCTCCAATTAGGTTTTTGTTGAGAAAATTTTATCTCCAATTCACTTTCTACCGACAGAAAAATTATCTCCAATTGGGTTTTTGCTGCACCAAATTGGTGCGGATATAGATATAGATAAAAGATATGATTAAAGCCTGATTCATAACATATCGTTATGCAAAAATTTCTTGACAATTGCATAGCGGGTATGATATTCGCACGCGCCCGTTCATTTATTATACGCGCACCGGATAGGCGATAGCCTAAGGCTATCGGTAACGGCTTAACGATAGATAAAACAATCAAAAATTTTTTCGAAAATCGCTTGACAGATTGCAGGGCTTTGGGCATACTGAACACAACATAAACGAAAGGCACGGGAGCCGAAACAATGCACTACACAATCAAACAGTATATTAGCGAAACCGAACTAGGCTGGACAAACCCCAAAAATTGGTACGCTGTAGAGAAAGCGCCAACGCTTGAACAAGCTATTGATATTGTCTGGCGGTTTATGGATCAAGACAATCAACCCCGCGACAATTACTGGATAGAGGTCAGCGCATAACGCGCTGGCCAACCAAAGCAGGAGACTAAGGCAATGAACAACGCAAAGCATGACCTGAAAAATCACGTTAATATGATCGCTCGACAGATTGAGTACGGATTCGATGAAATAGAGGGTGGCGAGGAAAGCCCGATCATGGATTGGTTGGAAGGGGTGCTGGACTTCCAGTGGATTGTTTCCAGCGACAAGCAAACCCTTTTGGGCGCTCGCCTGCTAGTAGCATTCGGCGGCCCTAATATCTGGGTTGATACTGTCCGAGGAATTGTCGAGGGGTATTGGTGGTCTGATAGTGCCTTCGCCAGTTTTGACAATGACAGCTATAATGCCCGCGAGCTTCACGAATATCTGAACATGATCTGGGGGTGCTGAATGATTGACCTGTTACTGAAAACAGCAGCAATCGGGCTAGTATTTTTCGCAGTACACGTCCCGGTCATCCTTTTGATGTATCTTCTTGGAGTAGCGTAGCAATGCAATATAGAGAGATTACAACGCCAAACTGGACGAAAAGCGAGGTTGAGCCGTTTGATTGGCAATACTCTCCTAGAATAGGGTTTAAGGTCTCATGGTCGAGCGATTATGGGTATATTGTTATGGCAGAGAAAGTGAAGCAAAACGGGTTTGCCACCGTGTTACCTATTGACGGCAGGATGATCGAAAAGAGTATTCGCCAGATTATTAAGCAAAAGGATTGAGCAATGAACAACATTAAGAAAGCCGATGATTATTTCAGCACTCAATTCATGCAGCCCCAGTATGCTATGGGCTGCGACATAGAGACTGAATTACTTGACGCGGATATGGATTGCAGTCTCGGAGCTTATTACTGTCGCTTGAGTGCTGACGGATTCTTGGATTGCACTCATTGGCTAGGCCCTTTCGATAACTTGGAAGATTGCGCCGAAGCCTTGCTGGATAACTTTGCACAAGACTTGGAGTACATGTAATGGCACAGGAAAACATCATAGAGCGAGACGAGAATGGTCGAGTAAAGACGATTGGTTATCGTGGCGAGAATGTACGGATTAGCCGCACGGGCGGGGCTGGTCTCCGGCAGTCTGCTAAGGCTGGGGCTTTTACTTTCACGGGATCAACGTCCGAGGGTTTCCGTGCTACCGTTAACGCTGGCAAAGGAACACAGATCAGCACCCAGAATGGGCGAGCAATCATCCGAGGCCGCTATGGTGTAGGAAAGAATAGTCACGTTAACGTCAGTAAATCAGGCTTCAGCATGTCAACCAAGTTTCCAAGCGGGACAGTCAATTGGTTGAGTCCCGGCAGGTCGAGCGCAACCATTGCTGGCGTCACCATTCGAGGAACTAAAGCGATTCCTTTTGCCTTGCTTTCTTTCTTGTTCAAACCAAGCCGGAGCAAGTAAACAATGGATGGAGTATTTCTTGTTGTGGTGATTGTCGGAGGAATCCTAGCCCCTCTCGCTATAGCTTCAGCCCTCGCTGATCTGTGGTTACATATTGAAGACAAGCTATCCGATAAAGATTAACGCACAATCAATCTTTCCTCCATATTGCCCGCCTAGCTAGCGGGCTTTTTTTGCTTGTCTGTTTCATATTTTGTTATGTTATAACATTGCAGGTTTTGCGCTGTTTTTCGATTGTGAGAAAATGATTGACAATTGGAAAGATATATGGTTAAGCGTATATTCGGATATGCGTATATGAGTATGTGAGCATGTAGTGGTGTGAAAGTCTC